CCAATCGGCGCGACAGGATCTACCGGTCCTCAAGGAGAAGTTGGTCCTAGCGGAGCAACAGGTCCATCTGGAGCGACCGGAGCAACGGGTCCAACTGGTCCGCAAGGAGATCTTGGACCAACTGGTCCGACCGGTCCAACAGGAGCAACCGGATCAACAGGTCCAAGCGGATCGACCGGTCCGAGTGGGGCAACTGGTCCACAAGGTGCAGATAATCCTGTTGTTGATTACCTTGATGGTGGTAATGTTGCAAACACTGACATTATTTATGACGCGGGAACATCAACTACATCATCTTGGACTTACACAATTGACGCTGGTGGGGCGACAGTAACCTTCTAAACAAGCGAAAGCAGGAGACATGACAGCAAGAATGCAACAACGCCGAGACACGGCAGCAAACTGGAACAGCACAAACCCAACACTTGCGGCTGGCGAAATGGGCATTGAAACAGATACTTACAAGTTGAAAGTTGGCAACGGCTCGACTGCATGGACATCGCTGCCATACTCAGTTGATATTCCATCACAAACGGGTCAAGCTGGCAAGTTCCTAAAGACAAACGGCACAATCACCAGCTGGGACACTGTTGCGGGTGACATTGAGGGCGTAACGGCTGGCACTGGTTTGTCAGGTGGTGGTACAAGTGGAACAGTTACGGTTTCGATTGATACTGCTGTTACTGCAGATCTTAGCACTGCTCAAACTCTTACCAATAAGACTCTAACAAGCCCAGCCATTAACACTGCAACTTTCAGTGATGGCGTTGTCAAAGGACTAGAAGAGGACATCAACATAGTGGCCTCGGCTGCTACTGGCACAATTAACTTTGATGTTACAACTGCTTCTGTTTGGTACTACACATCAAATGCAACTGCAAACCACACATTAAACTTCAGATATTCAAGCGGCGTTTCGCTTAATTCAGCCCTTGCAACTGGTGACGCAATTACCCTTGTTTGGCTTAACACAAACGGTACTACAGCTTATTACCCAAACGTTATACAAATCGATGGCAACACAGTAACACCAAAAGTGCCAACTGCAATTTCTTCAGGCAACGCTTCTGCAATTGATGCCTACACCTTTACAATCATTAAAACAGCATCTGCGACTTTCACAGTGCTAGAAACACAAACCAAGTTCGCCTAAGGGGAATAAAATGCCGATTTTAGAATCGTTTGCTGCAACTTCCGCTCGCGGGTATGGTTTTGCTGGCACTTTTGGCCTACCACCATTTTCAGTTGACTTTTTAGTTGTAGCTGGCGGCGGTGGTGGAGCAAATGGCGGTGGCGGTGGCGGCGGGTTTAGGACTTCAACTCAAAGTGTTGCTTCTTCATCTACTGTTACTATTACTGTTGGCGGTGGAGGATCAGCAGGTGCGTTTTATTCTGCAGCTGGCATCGGCAATGATAGTACAATTTCAGGTTCAGGTTTAACTACTATTACTTCAACAGGTGGTGGTAGAGGCGGCGCATTTACAGCAACTGGTACAGCGGGTGGTTCAGGCGGCGGCGGTGGCGGCGCTGATAGTGGAGGTGCATTAAGCAATTCAAGTGCAGGTAACACACCTTCAACAAGTCCAAGTCAAGGAAATGCAAGCGGTAGTGGTTTTGGACAATCAACAGAAGGCGGCGGTGGCGGTGGTGGCGGCGCTGGTAGTGCTGGTAATAATGCACCTTCTGCAAGAACTGGTGGAGCTGGAGGCTCAGGTGCTACGTCTTCTATTTCAGGTTCTTCCGTTACTTATGCTGGCGGCGGCGGTGGCGGCGGTGTAGGATCTGCCAACTCAACTGGCGGTAATGGCGGCACAGGCGGTGGCGGTAATGGCGGCGGTAACAACTTTGGAACACAAAATGGAAGGGCTGGTTTGCTTAATTTTGGCGGTGGCGGTGGCGGTAGCGGCTATGATGCAACTACTACAGGTCCAGCAAACGGTGCTGCTGGCGGTTCGGGAATTGTAATTGCTAGCTATTCAAATACTCTCGGTCAAAGAGCTTTTGGCGGTGTTGTCACGCAAGTTGGTGGCAATTATATTCATACATTTAGCGGATCAGGAACTTTTTATGCTAATCCGAGCACAAGTGGTATTAAAGCGACTGGTGGGTCTATTTCATCAGATGGTACTTATTTTTACCATGCGTTTAAGACAGGCGGCACATTTACACCAACACAATCAATTACAGCTGACATTCTAGTTGTTGCTGGTGGTGGCGGTGGAGGTCGGACTGTTGGCGGCGGCGGTGGCGCTGGTGGTTTATTACTGTTTACTACTCAATCTTTAACTGCACAAAACTACACAGTTTTGGTTGGCGCTGGTGGTCCAGGCGGCACCTCGATGACAAATAATGGTACAAACGGTGAAGATTCACGATTTGGTGCCTTAACGCTAGTTAAAGGCGGTGGCGGTGGCGGTGGCGGCACTAACGTGGCTGGAGCAACAGGCGGTTCTGGTGGCGCATCTGGCGGTGCGGGTGGTGGCACAGCTCCTAGTGGTGGAAGTCCTACTACAAGCCAAGGCAATTCTGGTGGCACTGGTAATAATCCAAATCAATTAGGCGGCGGCGGTGGCGGTGCTGGTGGAGTAGGCGTAAGTCCAATAGCTGCTCAAAATGCTGGTGCTGGTGGAATCGGTCTTGACTATTCGTCTTGGGCAAGTGCAACAGGCACTGGATTAGATGGTTTTTTTGCTGGTGGTGGTGGAGGAGGTTCAAATAGCGGCGCATCATACCGTCCTTTAGGTGGTGCTGGTGGTAAAGGTGGTGGCGCTAACGGCAACGACCAAGCAAATCAAGGTATACCTACCGCTGCACAAGCCAATACTGGTGGCGGTGGCGGTGGTTCAGGTGGAAACGGTGATTTATCAAACGGAGGCAACGGCGGTAGCGGTGTAGTAATAGTAAGATACGCAATCTAATAAAGGGGGCAAAATGAAAGACAATGTTAAAAAGATCAAAGAAACAAACTTAACTCAATGCTTTAGCTACGAAGTAGTTATGTTAGTGCATATTATAGCCGATAACGAAACAACGGCAAAAGCCCAACTTGATGAAAAAGGTGGAATAGTAACAAAGCGAGATGTTAAATTGCTGAATACAGCACCACTTTATGGTGAAAAGGAGAAAAACTAATGGCTCATTATGCAAAAATAGAAAATGGCATTGTTACGCAAGTCATCGTGGCTGACGGTCCTGATTGGTGCGAGCAAAACCTTGGCGGTGAATGGGTACAAACTTCTTACAATACTTTTGGTGGAGTTCACGCAAATGGAAAGTTTCCAATTCATAAAAACTACGCTGGAGTTGGTTATACGTTTGATGGAGTTGGTTTTGCAGCTCCACAACCTTACGCATCATGGACAAAGAACACAAGCACTTATATTTGGGAAGCTCCGACTCCAATGCCAACAGACGGCAAAGCGTACACCTGGAACGAAGATTCTCTTTCTTGGATTGAACAACCAACAGAATGAACAAGGTCGGGGGACCAATCAGATTTCACGTCGTATCACTTCCACACACTAACACAACCAAAGACTTTAGAAGTTGCGCATTCACTGAAAAAGTAAGGCGCTTCTGCATCATGATGAAAGATCTTGGCCATGAAGTTATTCTTTATGCTGGATCACAAAATGAAGCAACTGTAACAGAACTAGTAACTTGTATTTCAGAAGATCAAAGACAAGCGGCCGTAGGTAATAATCATTATACTTCTGCTTCATTTGATATAACTTTACCGCATTGGCAAATCTTCAATGCTAACGTCATCAAAGAAATGACCGATAGACTTGAACCAAAAGACTTTATTTGTCTTATTGGTGGATATGCTCACAAACCTATTGCAGATGCTTTTCCAGATCACATGTCAGTAGAGTTTGGTATTGGTTATGGTGGAACTTTTGCAAATTATCGTGTATTTGAGTCTTATGCATGGATGCATTCGATCTATGCAGCTTATAAAAATCCAACCACAGTAGATGGTGGATTCTTTGATGCAGTTATAAATGGCTATCTTGAACCTGAAATGTTTCCAAAAGGATCAGGATCAGGTGACTATTACTTCTATATTGGGCGCATGATTGAGCGAAAAGGCTTTAGAATTGCTCAAGAAGTATGTGAAAGATTAGGCAAAAAGTTAATTTTGGCAGGTCCAGGTGATGAAAGAGGCACCGGTTATGGCAATTTTATAGGCAATATTGGAGCTGAAGAACGAGCAGAACTAATGGGAAATGCCATTGCCTTGTTTGCGCCTACTACTTATATCGAACCATTTGGAAATATAGTAGTAGAAGCTCAGACTTGTGGAACTCCAACAATCACAACCGATTGGGGAGCTTTTACAGAAACCAATATCCACGGAATTACTGGTTTTAGATGTAGATCTCTTGCCGACTTTATTGAAGCTGCAGAAGATGTAAAAGATCTTGACAGAGATTTTATTAGAAAACAAGCAATAGAAAAATACTCACTTAAAGCAATTGCACCTAAGTATCAAGATTACTTTGAAAGGTTGTTAACCCTTTGGGAAGATGGCTGGTATCAACTAAGCACAGAAAAGGCAGATAAATGAGTCTATCGAATAGACTGCGTAAAGCAGGAGAAAAAAGGTCAAACAATCAGTACCTTGAACCATTTTTACCTGGCCGCGCTCTATATGCAACTCCAGCCGGAGTAGATGTAAACTCCGATACAGCAATTCGCATGTCAACTGTTTATGCTTGTGTCCGACTATTAGGTGACACTATTAGTTCTCTACCGCTTTCTGCTTATGTCCGTCGTGGACGTTCTAGAATAAATTATGCATCAGTATATGGTGAATTACCTGCATGGATTAACAAACCAAATCCTGACTCAACCCGTTTAGAGTTTTATGAGCAAGTAATTTCATCTCTAAACCTTCATGGCAATGCATTCATTTTAACCGTACGTGACGATCTGGGCGACGTTCAAGAGCTTTACTGTATAAATCCACTCCAAGTTCGTATTCATCGTCCTGATCCAATGGGAGAGATTGAATACATAGTTACTATTGGTCAAAACGCACAAGATCCAGTAAATCAGTTTTACGACAATGCACAACCGTTTGATCCAATGTCAGTAAAAACAATGGTTCTAACAAAGAATGAAATGCTACACATTCCTATGTTTAGACTACCTGGACAGTTGCTTGGACTTGGCCCGATTGCAGCAGCTCGCATTACTTTAGGTTCTGCTATGGCCGCAGAAGTTTATGCAGCAAGTTACTTTGGAAATGCAGCAAATCCTGGTGGAGTTATTGAATCTCCAGGAGAAATGACTGAAGAACAAGCCGCTGATATTGCTCGCAACTGGAATATGTCACATACAGGACCTTATCGTGCAGGAAAACTTGGCATTTTAACTAGCGGTGCAACATTTAAGCCACTCACTCTAAATGCTGCAGATGCACAACTTCTAGAAGTACGTAGATTTGGTGTAGAAGAAATTGCTAGACTATTCCGTGTACCTGTATCTCTACTTGGTCACCCTGTTGCAGGTGCAATGTCATTTGCATCTGTTGAAGCTCAGAACTTGTCATTTGTGCAACACTCTTTAAGACCTTTGCTTGAAAGACTAGAACAAGCACTATCACCATTACTGCCTGAATCAGATGGATTTATTAAGTTTAATCTAGATGCTTTACTACGTGGAACAACACTAGAACGTTATGATGCATATACAAAAGGTCTACGTGAAGGCTTCCTAAGTCTAAACGATGTCCGTTATGTAGAAGATCTAGCACCTCTTGGAGAATCTGGAGATCAATACCGAGTTCCATTGCAAAATATTGATGCAGCGGACGCAAAAGATGTTGGTCTAAACCTTCGTGCTGATATTGCAGCCAAGTTAATTCAAGTAGGTTTTGATCCAAAATCAGTAATTGATGCTGTTGGTTTACCTGAAATGAATCACACAGGTTTGCCTTCAAATCAATTGCAACCAATTTCAACAATAGATCCAACGGATCCTAAAGCAGCATACGAGGTGGAGTAGTGTTGAATGAAGAGAAAGACTCAAGGAGCAAAATGAAAAAAATCGAACGACGCACATATACTGTGCAAGATGTTGAAACTCGGGCAGATGACGATGGAAAGCTACGCTTGTCAGGATATGCAGCAAAGTTTGATAGTCCTAGCGTCCCTCTACCATTCATCGAAACAATCGCTCAAGGTGCATTTAGAAAAACATTAACAGAAATACCTGATGTCCGATTACTAGTTAATCATGAAGGACTTCCATTAGCTCGTACTAAAAACGGTACAATGACGCTAACTGAAGATGACATTGGATTAAGATTTGATGCTGAATTAGCAGATACTCAAGAAGCAAGAGACCTACATGCTCTTATTGCTAGAGGCGATGTAGATCAAATGAGTTTTGCTTTCCGTGTAATTCGACAAAAGTGGAATGAAGATCGCACAATGCGGACATTAACAGAAGTATCATTAGCCGATGGAGATGTTTCGGTAGTTACTTATCCAGCTTATCCAGCCACTTCAGTCGAGGCTCGTGAGCATCTAAAAAATGCTATTACAGCTGTCAAAGAAGGAAGAGAAGTATCTGGAGATTCTTTGCTAGTCTTAAAAAGCATTTTTGAAGATCTAAGTGAAGGTCATGACTATGTAATGAAGTCAGTAGAACTAATGGCTCAATTACTAGGAAATCAAGAAGTTGAAATTGAAGATGAGATGGAAGATTCTACTTACATGGAAGATGAAGAAGATAAAAACCTTGTAGAAGAAGTTTCTGTACCAAGATCCATATCTCTTCGTTTAGCAAAAGCGATAGTAAACAACACAAAATAATATTCTGTTAGCAAATAGTTAACAGATACCGAAGTCGGAGCGAGACTCACACCCCAAAAGCGCCGTGATGCTTATCGCCACCACCTCGATTAAACTCATAAGGAGCAGAATACAATGTCATACCTTGACAAAGTAATCGAGCGCCGTGATGCAGTTAAGGCAGAAATGGATGCAGTTCTTGAAGCAGTTGCTGAAGAGAACCGTACCGACCTTACTGCAGAGGAGACCGAGAAGGTTGACGCTCTTGTAGAAGAGTCACGTTCACTCGATACAAAAATCGAAAAGCTGAAGACACAGGCTGATGCAGACGCTAAGGCTGCAGAAATCCGTTCAGCAGTTGCACCAGTTGCAACACCAGTAGGTGGCGCTCGCGTTATCTCTGAAGCTCGTACATACACACCTGAAGCAGAAGCATCATTCGTGAAGGATGCGTACAACGCACAATTCAAGAACGATTTTGCTGCACAGGAGCGTCTAGCACGCCACATGCGTGAAGAAAAAGTTGAAAACCGCGCAGTTGCCACTGGCAACTTTGATGGTCTTGTGGTACCACAGTACCTAACAGATCTAGCTGCACCATTTGCACGTGCTGGCCGTCCATTCTTGGATGCTGCTACAAACAAGCATGCGCTACCTGCAAGCGGAATGACACTTAACATCAGCCGCATGACGACAGGTACAACAACTGCAATCCAAGCAACAGAAAACGCAACAGTGTCAAACACTGATGCTGATGACACACTATTGACTATCAATGTGCGTACAGTTGCAGGACAGCAGGACATTTCACGCCAAGCAATCGAGCGCGGTACAGGAATTGATTCATTCATCCTTGCTGACTTGATCCGTTCATGGCACACAACACTAGATAACCAATGCCTAAACGGTGCTGGTACATCAGGAACAGTTCTTGGTCTTGATAACTCTGGTGGAAACGCAATCACTTACACATCTGCATCTCCAACAGTAGCGCTTCTTTATCCAAAGCTTGCTGACGCTGTCCAACAGATTCAGACAACTGCATTCCAGCAACCAACACACTGGATCATGCACCCACGCCGCCTAGCTTATTTGCTAGCAGCAGTTGATGGTCAAAACCGTCCACTAGTTGTTCCAAATAACTACGGTCCAATGAATGCACTTGCAGTAGGAGCTGGAGCAGTATCATACGGTAACTCAGGTTACTCATTGATGGGTCTTCCAATCATTACTGATGCAAACGTTGTTACAAACGCAGGTGCTGGTACAAACCAGGACAAGATTTACTGCGTTGCTGCACCTGAAATGCACCTATGGGAGCAAGCAGGATCACCATTTGCATTGAACTTCGATGCAACTAGTGCTGGCAGCTTGACAATCAAGTCTGTTGTTTATGGCTACGCAGCCTTCTCAGCAGGTCGTTACCCAGCAGCTGCCTCAATTATCTCAGGCACCGGTTTGGTAGCTCCAACATTCTAAGCAAAGCTTAGAACAATAGTGTAGAGCCGGTAAGACTCCCCCGACTTATCGGCTCTACACCTTAAAAACGGGGT